CGCCGAGGGCGAACGGGTGAATGACTCCACCGAACATCTTGCTTGCTTCGTCGAAAGGACGAACCGAACGGCCAGCCAGAGACTGGACACTGTTACGGATTTGGCTCAGTGACAGAGCGGTGAAGCTCGAAGTGCTGGTCGCACCCAACTGAGTCAGAACGCTCGAATCAACGGCGTTCGCGCCGTCGGCGGTTGCACGCACAAGTGCGCTCAACGATTCGCCGAGGCGATAAGACATCTCTCTAGCAACATTTTCTACCGTGTTATCAATAGAAGTAGCCAATGACAGAGACGAGAAGTTTGCATAGTCAGCGTATTCGCCGATCACTGCAGTGGTGTTTAGAACACTGACAGGAATAGACGTACCCACTTGTCCTTCGGTAGTGGTCGAAGTGTTCGCCGCTAACGGGACGTACATAAACATCTCATACTGGTTACCAGACTTCATTGGCAAGTCCAAGCGCTCCGAGCAGCGCACGAACGGGGTCTGAGACTTCAAGTTCTCTCGGAACTTTTTGTCGTAAAACTTCACTGTTGCTTGAGGAAGATTCGACTGGTTATTAATCGCTGGACTGTATCCAGATGCCATAATTTCCTTCGTCTATTCGACTTCCTCCCAGAGGCGAATAGTTACGTGTTAGCGGGTGGCTCTGCGTTTGCGCGTGGCTTCCACGGCATCGACTTGCTTTATGAATTGTGTCGGATTCGCGTTGTAGCGTCTCTTATATTCATCACTCGGCATTTTGTCTAACGCTTCGAGTCCCTTGTACACTTTAACTTGTCCTGTCGCTTTTCCTTTCTCGTCGTGGACAGGAACTTCAAGGATGAAGTTCTCGACCAACGGGTCACGAGTAATAGGCTCAACGTTCGACGTGTTTGAATCCGTCAGGCCAGTTCCTACACCAGCCACAGGTCTCTTTGGTTGCGCTACCGGGGGTACAGTAATCCGACTGTCCACAGTGGCAGGAGCAGAGATTTCGCTCCCGTTCGCTACTGGTGCCACGACAGGCACGGTCGCTTCCTCACGCTTCATTGGTGGTAGTAAAAGAATCCCTTTCGCTACCAGAGAATCAAAAGCTAACTGAAAGTTTGCTCGGACTGGTTTCAGATTTCTCTTCACCATCCATGTGAGCAATTCTTGCATGTTGTCGTTGCTACGAACGTAACGCGGCTCCGCTGCCGTGAAGGCATTGGCTTCGAGTAACGCTCGGTTCTGAATTGTTTCATCCTGATTGCGGTTGAGGGCTTCCGCCTTCTTCTTCGCAGTTTCAGGTGCGAGGCCGGGGAAGTCCGCTTCGGTGAAACGAACGACTTCATCTTCCGCCGTATACTTAGGCGCGGTCTCTGGAATTTCATCTGCTACGGGCTGTTCGTCAGAGATGCCGAGTCTCACATTGCGTGAAAGTTTCCGCATGCCCTTGATCGACTCGCTGTGGTTCTTGGCCAACTTCGCGATCAGGTCATCCTTGCCCGTGTGCTTGATGCGCTGGATGCCGCCAATCGGCAGCCCGTTGTCATCAGTGGGTTGGTACTCGTAAATCTCTTCGACAGGAGCTACGGTCGCCGGAACTTCTGCGACTGGTGCGACGGCTGCTGACTCTACAGTCGCCGGAACTTCTGCGACAGGAATTTCGGCGGCGGGTACGACGGCTACTCCGGGTGCGTCTCCATAAATCTCGCGCCCCTCAGGATCATGTCCGATGACGACTTGTGCGGCGGGCTGATAGCCTGCACGCTGCGTAGACTGACGGTCCCTTGCGTCCTTCACTCCGAACTCGATGGCGTTCACGGCGTCCGCGAATCCCGGTTCGTTCTGCAACTTGTCGCGGTATTCGTCCGCGCTCAGCTTGTCAATATCTTGCTTCGTGTATGCCATTATTCCTCCTCAGGTAATTCAGCATCGCCGAAAAAGTTCGGCATGTCTTTCGTGATGTGTTCAATCGAATCCAAATCCAAGTCTGTCTTGTCAACTATGGGATCGGAAACTCGTGGCCGATTGGAAATCTGTACTTCCAGCGCGCTCAACTCTTGCGTCCAACGAGCGAATACTAGACTTGCTGCGCGGCTCAACTTCTGCTTGCTCAGAACTTCTTGATCAGTCGTTGCGTTGTCCACGTCTACGCGTAATGCGTGAACGATGCCCATCAGTAGCTTCTTGCCTGCTTTGAATCCGGGGTGCTCCATGATGGAGACCAGAGAGGCTTGTTCTACGTCGGACAGTTCAAACTCTAAATCATCAACCTTCATGCTCCTCCTCAGGTATGCATGGGTGGTTCTCTCACCACCCTAGTCACGTCATCAGAATGGAGACGTTAACATTTCTCGTTACATTACGGTGCCAGTTTCGTTGGACCCTTCAAGGCCGGACGCACTAGGCATACCGCTTGCCGCTTCGCTCTCACTGGAGTTTCGGAATGCATCCACAATCAGGTCGCGTTGAATACGCTGGTTGTTCTCCTGATACGACTGCTGCGCTTTCATTTGACCCTTCTGCGCGTTCAGTTGCATTTGTGTTTGCATCTTGCTCTGTGCTTGTGCTGCGGCGGACTTCTCTTGCTGGCGCTTCTTCATGTCAGGAGTCAACGGCTTGATAATGTCGTTGCGGTTCTTCCATTCCGAGGCTTCCATCCACATGTTCAGGATCGGCTTGAAGTCGATGTACTCCTGATTGATCTCAGCGAGGTTCTGCTGAATCTGTGGATTCTCGAAGATTTGAGTGATGAGCGTCAACGACTGCGCCATGATTCTCTTGGCCGCCAGACTTGCACCTGCCAAGACTTCGAATGTCATGCGCCCTTCGTGGAACTTCTGCATCGAGACGGTCAGGTCTTTGCCCAACTCTTCGCCCAGAATCCAGACTAGCTCCGCGTCCGAGATGTACTCGAACACGAGTTCGTCCAGCGTATAAAGGAACGGCTCAAATACTTGAGTGATGAAGTTGTCGAGAGGTCCGTCCAGCCTTGTAGCTGAAGCTGCACCAAGTTGTGCCGCGCCTCCAGCCGTACGTCCCATCGAACTTCTTGGTCCAGCAGAACTGCCCTGCACGAGTTGAGCGTCAGCGCCCGAGGAACTCTCGGTTGCTTGGTTCGACTCATTCAGTGCTGTCCAAATTTCTCCCGGCACCTTGGGTTGCTCCAAGATCGAGTAAGCGTCAGACGAGGGTCGGCCACTGGCCACATCCACTGTCAAAATCTTGCCGATACCTGTTCGAATCATCTGCGTCGGAGTGTTCGCATCGCGGCGACGAAGGTAGATCGGGTTCACGCCGAAGGATAAAATCTTCAGGATGGCGTTAATCGTTCCTTGGTCAACACGTTGGTTTTGTCCGACAATTAGACCGAGGCCCATGCCGTAAAACGCTTTCGGTCTATTCCACCAGTTGGCAGAGTAGAACGGAATTTTGTTTGAACTTCTTGAACGGATTGTCTCCGCTGAAGAGGCAGTGCTTACGATCAATGACCAGAATCTTTCTCTTGCAATCCCAGTATTCGAGCACTTCAAATTTCTTACGAAGAATGTCGGGGGAGTTCATGACATTCTCGTTCTCGGAGTGATGAACCACTCCTGTAGTGTGCGTTGCTTCCTCCGTAGAAAGCATCAGGTTGCCACCCGCATCTGTGGGAGGCATCCATATCATCTTGAGCGCATCGTTCGACCCGTCTCCCGGCCATTGCCAGCCCACTCCATCTGGGTGATCCTCTGGCAGAGATTGGACGGCGGTCTTCAGATCGAGCAGTTCATAGAAGTCCATGTAGCGAACGTCGATGACCCACTTCGATTCCTGAATGTCTCCGACTCTCGTCTTCGAGTCCACTAGGACTTTGTCGAGCGGTCTGGAGTTGAAGAACGGTCGCGGCACGATCTTGCTCTTGCGCGTAATCTTCGGGCGAACGTCAAGGATAATGTCTTCGGTCGGCTTCAGTTCTTCGGGCCGTCCCGTGTCCACCTGAGCGACTGTCGCTTCTCTGGACTTCTCTTCAACCTCGACGTACTCTATTCCCCACTTCCAAATACCAGTGCCAAGGTGAGCCATCTGCTCCAATCCCCACTTGGTATTTCGCTTGAAGTTACATTCGGTCAGAAGATAGTCGAACACGGCGGTCTTTCCGGTAACCACATCTTGGCTTGTGCCGGGACGAGGACGAAGGACCATCGGAGGACTATCGTAGAACAGACCTTTGTAGAGTTGAGGGACAATCGCG